TAATTATGGTGTAAACGGAAATGCACTTAATTATGTCTCATGGAACTGGAAAGCAGGAGGGTTGCCTACAATTAATAGTGATGGAGATATTACAAGTATTGTATCGGCTAATGTAGAAGCTGGATTTAGTATTGTTAGCTATACCGCTACAGGCTCTACCGCAACTGTAGGGCATGGGCTCGGGGCCGCTCCTGATTTAATACTTGCAAAAACACGCGATCAAACTTATAATTGGATAGCATATTCATCTGCTTTAGGCTCATCAACAGAAATGTCTCTCAATTTGACTAACGCAGCTCAGACAGGTTCATCTATTATGGCCAGCACAGATCCTACGAGTACAGTATTTACAGCGGGTGCAGGAAATAATCTTAATTATGCAAATGGTAATACAATAATAGCATATTGTTTTGCAGACATTGCAGGTTATCAAAAGATTGGGAGTTATACAGGTAATGGAAGTACAACAGGACCAATTGAAACTACAGGATTTGAACCAAGATTCTTACTAATTAAATCAGCTGATAATGCATCAACAGATTGGATTATATTAGATAAAGCAAGAACACCAAACAATCCAATGGAAAATGATTTAAAAGCAAATTCTACTGCTGTCGAACAAACAGGCACAGGAAACAATTATCCACAAGCTACTACAAGTGCGACAGGGTTTCAAGTTAATACAACTGACGGTTCTGTAAATGGAAGTGGAACATACATCTATTTAGCAATAGCATAATGGAATATTAATTAAATTAAATTTTATGAACACAACAATAATTATTTTAATCGGATTAGTAGTTTTACTGATCGTAATAAACATAGCCGCAATATGGCTAACAAAGAAAGGTCTAACCAAAGACGAGAACAACAATATGATTCCCGACATCTTAGAGGAGAAATTTGCTAAGATGAAGGATGATGTATCTAAACGTGTTGATCGTGTCGGAGAGGAGCTTAAAGACGTTACTAAGGCTATTAAAGAGGTGGGCAACCAAATCGGAGATGTGCCTAGTGCAATGAAAGGTCAGAATAGATCTGGAAAAAAATCAAAGAAGAAATGAATTACGTGCAAGATACCACAGCTGGAAAGATAACAGTAAACTACATTTATGTTGAATCTAAAGAAAATGGATGTGACTGATGCAAAAGTTTACGCTCTCACAGTAGGAGCTTTAGCTACGTCAATGACAGACATTGATGTAGTTCTTAAAATTATTGCAACCCTTGTTGCTATAGGATATACCTTGCACAAATGGTATATAATGCATGGAAAGAATAAGTGAGCACGTATCGTACAAAGAAGGTGTCAAGTCAAACACCGCTACTAGGTTAAACATTGACAATACACCTGGCGCATATGAGCTTTCCAATATGGGCATCTTGGCTGATAATCTTTTTGAGCCATTACGCAAATGGGTGGGCGGCCCCATAAAAATAAACTCTTTTTTTAGATCTGAAAATTTGAATCAGGCCATCGGCGGAAGTTCCCGCAGCCAACATTGCCAGGGACGCGCGATTGACCTAGATGACACCTTTGGACACAAAACAAATGCAGAGATGTTTGAGCATATTAAAAATAATCTATCTTATGATCAGATAATATGGGAGTTTGGTGATGACGCTAATCCTGATTGGGTACATGTGAGTTACGTCTCAGATAGTGAGAATAGAGGTCGCGCACTAAGAGCGGTAAAAGAAAACGGTAAAACAACATATCAAGTAATATGAGTAAGCCAAAGAAAAAATTTGGTCAAACTACGGTAGGGAAGCTGCTCAAAGCTTCTATAGGACTAATTAATCCCACTCTTGGAAGTATTATACAAGGCGATATGTCTGTTGATCAAGTAGTTACTTCAATAAAAAACTCAGACGCACCAGCATCCGACAAAGTTAGAGCTCAAGAAATGGTCTTAGATGCTTATCAAGCAGAGGTAGAAGACAGGGCTTCTGCTCGACAAAGAGAGATTGCAGCCTTAAATGCTGGGTCAAATGATGTTCTTTTTAAAACTGTAGGGTGGGGCATAACTCTTTGTTTTATTGGCGTTATTGCAGGAGCAATAGGTCTTTGGCAAATTCCTGAAGAGTCTCAGAGATTGTTTGACATGGGATTCGGTGCAGTGGTAGCAGCCTTTACTCAAGTCATAGGATACTACTTTGGATCATCAGCAGGGAGCAAACAAAAAACTAATCTAATGAACGGCAATGGCGAAAACAATTAATCTAGCAACTTACCAAACTAAATCAAAAGTTAGAAGACCAGGAGTACACTCAAAAACAAAGAGCTCTGTTTTAAAATCTTCTAAGAACTACCGCAAAGCATACCGAGGACAAGGGCGTTAAAATATTTGTATCTTTATATTCAAATTAAATCAAATCTAATGGATATAAGGAAAATCTCCGTAGGTCCAGATTATAAGTCTGGGGCAATGCACTACATAATAGGTCAAGAGATTCTTAATGGCAAATACTTTATTCACCTAATTCAGCAAGATGTTGACAAACAGTCTATTAAAATATGGATTCAACGTAATGATGAAATATTATTATGGAAAGAGTTTAGTTCATACGTGCCCGTATCTATAGAATATAATATTAACTTTTAATGAAATCACCGTTTTACTTTATAGTTGAGCCTGTAGAGGGTAAAAGGTATAACAATACTAAAACTATATCAGGACTAAATTTTATTACTAGCACAAGCGAAGAAGATTATACTGTCTCTAATCGAAAAGGTATTGTTAAAGAAGTCCCTTTGAAATATCAAGGTCCAATCCAAAAAGGCGACATACTTTTAGTTCACCACAATGTATTTAAATATTACAATGACATGAAGGGTAGACAGCAAAGTGGTAAAAGCTTTTTCAGGGATAATTTATTTTTTATAGATAATGATCAGTTTTTTATGTATAATCATAATAATCAGTGGCACAGCCACAATAGATATTGTTTTGTAAAGCCAATAAAAAAACAAAAATCATTTATGTTTAAACGAGGAAATGAAGAGCCACTTATGGGAGAAATGGTTTATCCAAATGAGTATCTATTATCTGAAGGAATAAAACCAGGGGCACACGTTAGTTTTCAGCCTGACAGCGAATATGAGTTTGATGTAGATGGTGAGAAACTTTATCGAATGTATGACCATCAAATAACATTAACCCTATGAGCTCAGAATTACTTAAAGTGCAAATTATAGCAGCAGGGCGAAAGGCTGTAGAGCAGCTAATTAAAGTCGCCAAAGAAGATATAATAAAGCCTGATCCTGAAGATGAGTTAGCAGCAGATAGATTAAAAAATGCAGCAGCCACAAAAAAACTTGCAATATTCGATGCTTTTGATATATTAAATAAGATAGATGCAGAGCAAGAGAACATAACTATAAATCAAACTAATGGAGAAAAAATCCAATCTAAACAAGGGTTTGCAGAAAGACGATCAAAATAGATTGTTTTATGTAGTAAAAAATCTAGTGCCTAAACTTGTTCTAGGAAATAAAAATAAAGCTAAAACATGGATTTATGGTTATAGCAAAAAATATGATATGGTGGTCATATCTAAAAATGGCCAAATAGGAGAAATAGTACATATTAACGGCTTAAATATAGCTCTGCCTATAAGACCTAAAAATATTGTTCAAGAATCTGATGTTAAAAGTAAACAGTTCTGGAAAAGAAAAGAGTTACCCAAAGAGCTAAGCCGTATACAATCAATATTTCAATGGAACGAAATGGCAAGTGTTTTTAAAAACAAATGGGTTGATTATATTGAAGAAGAGTTTGATAGAAGAGAAGAAGGGCATTGGTTTTATAACAATGGTAAGCCTACCTATATCACAGGGTCTCATTATATGTACTTACAGTGGACTAGCATTGACGTAGGTTATCCTGATTTCAGAGAAGCAAATAGAATATTTTTTATTTTTTGGGAAGCATGTAAAGCAGATCCTAGGTGCTTTGGTTTGGTTTATTTAAAAATAAGACGATCTGGATTCTCATTTATGGGCTCATCAGAGTGTGTAAACACTGGGACCTTGGTCAAAGATTCAAGGGTTGGCATACTATCAAAGACAGGATCAGATGCAAAAAAAATGTTTACAGATAAAGTCGTGCCTATAGCAAATAGACTACCCTTCTTTTTTAAACCGATACAAGACGGGATGGACAAACCTAAAACTGAATTAGCTTTCAGAATACCAGCTTCTAAGATTACTAAAAAAAACATGTATGACGCTGTTGATGAAGAGCTGTATGGTTTAGACACCACTATTGACTGGAAGAATACTGATGAAAACTCTTATGACGGTGAAAAGTTACTATTGTTAGTGCACGATGAAAGTGGTAAATGGATAAAACCAAATAATATTCTTAACAACTGGAGAGTAACTAAAACATGTTTAAGATTGGGAAGTAAGATTATAGGCAAATGTATGATGGGTTCAACCTCTAACGCATTGAGCAAGGGTGGTGATAATTTTAAAAAGCTGTATGAAGATTCAGACACAGAGACGCGTAATCAAAATGGTCAAACCAAAAGTGGAATGTACAGTTTGTTTATTCCTATGGAATGGAACATGGAGGGTTTTATTGATAGGTTTGGCATGCCAGTATTTCATAAGCCTGAATCTAATGTATTAGGAGTAGATGGCGAAATGATTAGTAATGGTGCAGTAGATTATTGGCAAGCAGAAGTAGACTCACTAACCCAAGATGCCGATGCATTAAATGAATTTTATCGTCAGTTTCCTAGGACAGAATCTCATGCATTTAGAGATGAAAGCAAAACTTCACTGTTTAATTTAACTAAAATATATCAACAAATTGACTATAATGATTCTTTAATTATAGAACAGCATGTAACTAGGGGAAAGTTTTATTGGCAAGATGGTGTTAAAGATTCACAAGTTATTTTTTCACCTGACCCGAAAGGCAGATTTAAAGTTTCATGGATGCCTAATAAAAATATAACTAACAAAAAATATAAAAAGTTTAGTCATTACTTTCCTGTGAATGAGCACATTGGCGCCTTCGGATGTGATTCATATGATATATCGGGAACAGTAGTAGGCCGAGGCTCTAATGGTGCCTTACACGGTTTGACTAAATTCAACATGGAAGAAGCGCCAAGCAATGAATTTTTTCTAGAGTACGTGGCTAGACCTCAAACGGCAGAAATATTTTTTGAAGAAGTGCTTATGGCTTGTGTGTTTTACAGTATGCCAATATTAATTGAAAACAATAAACCTCGTTTACTTTATCATGTTAAAAACAGAGGTTATAGGGGCTTTTGTATGAACAGACCTGATAAACATTTTAATAAGCTTTCTAAAACAGAAAAAGAATT